GGTCAGCAAGTTCCACAACTACTGCTGCTAATTTTACAATCGGTGGGGCTGGCTCGGGTATGGGAAGTCCAGTAGTTCTGCCATTTGTGCGAATAAATTATACGGGTGCATCAAGCAACGGCATTACTGGTTTGGACCATCAAATACCACCAGCGCATCCAATAACTGGTCGCGGTGGTTCAGGAACGGTGTGGACTCTAAGTGGTATTACCACTCCATATATTACTGCTGGAAGTGCCTCCTACGGAGTTGATGGTTATGGCGGTGGTGGCGCTGGCGGAATTGCAACTAATTCTGGTGCAAGTCCTTCTGCAATTGCGCCAACATATGTAACTGGTAAGGCTGGAACAGGTGGGTTTGCTACAACATCAACCTATGCAGTAAGCGGTTCTTATGCGGTTGCAAATAGTGGTTGTGGTGGCGGTGGTGCAGCAGTTTCACAGGTAAACACTGTAAATAACCCTTCTAGGGGTGGTAATGGTGGTTCAGGAAAAGTTATTATTTCATATTGGGGCTACTAATGGAACGTACATTTGCTCTCATTCGTGGAACAACAGTTGAAAACCATGTCGTTGCCGACGATTCGTTTGTTGAGTACATTAAAGACCAATACGATGCAGTTATTGAAACAACAGATATGGATTTCAAACCAAGCCCAGGATTTGCTCTTCTTGAGGACGGAACTTTTGTTAATCCCCATCAAGGATTTTATCCAGTTGAATCTTTTGACGAAAATATCATTGATGCTGAAATAGTTACACTGGCTATTGATGCTCCAGCGGAAGAGTCATAATCCATGGCATTTACATATGTAGACCCAAGTTCAAATGACAGAGATAAAGTTCGTTTTATTATTGGTGACGTTGATAGCGCCGATTATCATTTCAGCGATGCTGAAATTACATATTTATTAACTACTTGGTTAACTCCAATTGATGCTGCTATTGCTGGGGCTGAGTTGATTGCTGGTCGTTTTGCACATAAAACTAATTACAGTCGTAGTATTGGCGACCTTAGCATTTCAGAATCATATGGAACATCGGCTGCTGAGTTCAGAGCACTTGCACAAAGTCTTCGTTTGCAACGCGGAAAACTATCTCCGCCAACTATTAAAGTTAATGCAGATGCGCTTAAATCTACAACAGATAAAACAATAACAAGTTACAACAGCGATTTCTATACTGGTATCCAAGATAACCGAACCTAGGTATAACTATGACTTATATCAAGGGAAATCCTACTCACTGGACTGACGATATGACCGATACGGTTGTCGTCTATAAAGGCACAACTATGGATTCCTATGGAAAACGGGCTACTAGCGGTACTGGAACAACTTATAATTGTCGCATCATGTCTGATATCACCAAGATAACTACAGACCAAAAGCGCGGGATTATTGAAGAGGGTCGACTCATTATCCTGAATGACCCTGACGTTAATGTTGGAGACAGAATTACTCTTTCAAATGGTGCAGAGCCGATTGTTAAGATGGTCGACAAAGTAAATTACAAGGCAAATGGCTCAGTTGTCAATCATCACACAGTTGTTACTTTTGGTCGTGTTTAATGGCATCAATTGAAATTGTAGGATTAGCCAAACTTAATCGCCTTCTTGCTGCTGCTGGAGATAAAGGGACTCAAGCACTAGCCCGTGGTCTCTACGAAGAGGCAACAATGGCTTTTAATGAATCTCAAGTTCTTGTACCAGTTGATACGGGAGCACTCAAGGGAAGCGGTCACGTCCAAACCCCAATAGTTACAAAGGATTCAGTTGAAGTAACTATCGCCTACGGTGGTCCAGCAGGGGCTTATGCAATATATGTCCATGAGCGAATTATGGCTCCAAGTGGAAAAAAGGTTTATCACGCTCCACCAACTCAAGCAAAATATCTTGAAACTCCAGTCAAACGTAGGACAAAAGGGCTTGCTAGTAGACTTGGCGTTCATTTACAGAATGTCATGAAGGGTTAACGATGCCTACAGTATTAGAAGCAGTTGGCAACTATATCGATGCCAATAACGCTACTTTAACCCTTGGAACCAATCTTTTCCTATCTAAGATGCCCGAGACGCCTGACCTATGTGTGGCTGTTTTTGAGTACGAAGGATTGCCTCCTATTGAGAATTTTGGCACTACGGGCTTTAGTATCAGTCGACCAAGTGTTCAAATTATGTGCCGTGCTGGACGAGATGACTATGTAACTGCCCGAGATTTAGCCGAGACACTCCGAGTGTTGGTTTCTGCGATATCCAACACAACCCTAACTTCAGTTGGTATTCTTCGTATCTCATCAATGGGTTCGATTATGCCGATAGGAGTAGACGAACTAGAGCGTCCAATAATCGTGTTTAATATGGATTGCTTTGTAGGTGCTTAATGTCAGTTATCGAACCTAACATTGAACAACCAACTCAGGAGAGAGACCCGTATGGCAGAAATGCAAACACAGACGACAACCAGCGCTGCTGGAAATGTGACCGTCTCTTATTTGAAAGCGCAACACGACCATGGAGTATCCGTTGTCCAAGATGCAAGTCTAAAAATAAGTCAGGATGAGTTCCTCGCTAAATTAGAAGTGCTAGAGGGAAAAAGAACACCGCATGGTTTTAATTGTGCAATGGGAAGAATTGTTAATGATATTGACGAACCTATTAAATCTAAACTTAAAGCAGCCTTAATAAACGAGCAAATTGAAGCCACTATGCTTGTCTCCCTCTTAGCAGAATACGGGTACGAGTTGAGTTCAAACATTGTTCGCCGTCACCGCAGACGTATGCTCGGCAAAGACGGGTGTAAGTGTCAACGTGAGTCTTGATGATGCGTTAGATAATCTCCTTAAAACAACGGAGATAAACTCAGTTCAGAAAACTGAGCCACGTCAAAGACAAGCCGAATGGCAACCCGGGGTTACTTGGAATGGCGACGACGGTGTTATTACTACACCTCCAATTGAGGGTGAGACTCATCCTGATTGGTCAGGAGTTCTCCGCATGTGGGGACTTGACCCTGAACATTTCTCAGTTGTCGAACCTGTTCTTTTCAATGTATGGGGCGACACCATGGGCGTTCTTAATCGCCAATGGAAGGGCAAAGTAGTTCGAAAAGGCAAGCAAGAAAATGCTGATATCGAATCGCTTATTCAAGAGATTAAAAAGCATAAGCCTCGTGAAAGAAAAGAGTTCGTTGGCTCGGCAAGCCTTGTTGTATGCGCTTCTGACTGGCAAGTTGGAAAACGAGATGGAGATGGACTCAAAGGCTTAGTAGGCAGATGGCTTCAAGCAATTGATGATGTTGAGTTGAGATTAAAAGAATTAAAAAAACTAGGTCGTCCTATTGATTCAATCACCGTACTATGCCTTGGAGATTTAGTTGAAGGATGCGACGGTCACTATGACATTCAAACTTTCACAGTTGAAGTTGACCGCCGTGACCAAGTAAAGATTGCCCGCAGATTGCTTCGTGATGCTCTCATCCGCTGGTCTAAGTTAGTGCCTTCAATAACAGTTGCAGCAATTGGAGGAAACCATGGAGAAAACAGAAAAAACGGAAAAGCATTCACCACGCTTAATGATAATGATGATGTGGCACTTGTGGAATCAATTGCTGAAATCTTTGCAGCCAATCCTGAAGCATACGGACATATTAAGTTCGCGATTCCGCAAGAGGAGTTGAGCCTAACCCTTGAGGTCCATGGAAAGATTATTGGAATTACTCACGGTCACTTAGCCCGTTCAGGTCAGGGAGTTGAAGGAAAACTTCGTCGCTGGATTGCTGACCAAACGCTCGGGCGTCAAAAGATTGGCGATTGTGACATTTTGGTTACTGGTCACTATCATTCACTAAAACTAGCAGATTGGGGAGGAGTCAAATGGCTACAAGCACCAGCCCTCGACGGGGGAAGCGTGTGGTGGAGACAGTCGACGGGGGAGATTGCGGATGTGGGAGTCCTGACATTTGTTGTCAGCCAAGCGGGAATGAGCGACCTACAGTTATTATGAACGACCCAAGAGATATCGCCCTATATGCTGCTGAATTGGTCTCAGGAGAGCGTCAGGAGGCTTACGGGCATCCCCTTGATAACTTTGAACGTGCAGCAAAGATATGGGCTGTAATCCTCGGCTGTGACGTCTCAGCCGAACAGGTGAGTCTTTGCATGGTCGGCATGAAGATTGCTCGTGAGGTCAACCAAACTAAGCCCGATACAGTCGTGGATGGAGTTGGATACTTTCTAACCTTGAGCATGATTCAAGAGGAAAGACTTCGTAGAACCTCTTGATTATTTAACCCTAGTTTGATATACTTATCTTGTTCCTGAGAGGAGGACAAGATGAGAGAGTTCAGAATCTCCGAGATTGATGTCGAGAAGACTTTAATCAAGGCTCAGAAACTTGCATCTAGGGGTCAGAAAAAAGGCTTAGAAGGTGGATTCAAAGTAAGCATTCAGTCACGCACTGAAGTTGCTGAAGGAATCACAAAGGAATATTCAGTCTTAGTAATCGAAGGCGAGCCAGTTAAGTACAACGGATGGCAATTTGTTGGCGTTGCTGAGTTCATTGAGGGCAAGGCTCTTACAAAGAGCATCGCTGGTGGAGTTGAAATCAAGTCATCCGATGTTCAGGTTGGCTATTGCGAGCATTGCAAAAAAGTTCGTTCACGCTCAAAAGTTATCTTTGTTAAGAATGGCGACTCAGGAAAGTTGAGTCAGGTCGGCTCAACTTGCGTAAAAGATTTCTTAGGCTGGGAGTTCAATGCCTCAGCCTTGGTTACTGAAGAGGACTTTCAAGAGGAGTTTGGCGGATTTTCAAATGGTGGATTCAGCGGATTCGATACTTTGAGCGTGTTGGCTTTAGCGGTCTGCGCCGTTGAAAAGGTTGGTTATGTGCCTTCAGGAAGCGGGCTTTCCACAAAAGAAATCGTGTGGGAAAAACTTAATGGCGGATTCCATGGATTAAACAAATGGAAAGAAATCATCGGTCAAGAAGTTACAGATGCCCACAGAGAAAAGGCAAAGGAACTTCGTGAGTTCGGCAAAGGCTTTGAAGGCGATTCAAGTTACGCTGAGAATGTTCGCCTTGTCAGCGGATTAACATTCCAAAAGTACAACACAGTAGGAATCTTGGTCAGTCTGCTCAAGGCTGCACAGCGTCAGGCTGAAGCCAAGGCTGAGAAGAAAGTTTACAAGTCTGAAATCTTGGCTCCAGTTGGGGAAAAGATTGAGGTCGAAGTAACAGTTCTTAGTGAAAATACTTTTGAGTCTCAGTTTGGATTAACTACTTTGTACACATTCGAAAGCGGAGAACACCAGTTGAAGTGGTTCTCAAGCCGTGGCTTGAATGTCGAAGTTGGCTCAAAGTTCACATTAAAGGGAACAGTTAAAGGTGTCGACGAATACAAGGGTGCCTTCTCAACAGTTCTTACTCGTTGCAAAGCCGTCTAAATAGCGATGCGATACACTTTGTCTACTGTGCGCTTAGTCGCCTCATTGCCTGTCTATACCGTGCGCTAGTCGCCTCGACGGTCTATGGGGCTACCCATGTGCCGTATTCGAGGAGGTTTAGATGGCTCGTTACAGAGTCTTGCAGGGTATTGACTACCCACCAAACAAACGTGCTGAGGTTGGCGATTTAGTCGATGACCTTCCAGCCAATGCAGTTAAATGGCTATTAGATACTGGTGCTATTGAAGACCCAAATAAGCCAAAAAAAGTTGAAGTAATAGTTGAAGAAACTCCCGCTCCAGTAGTTGAAGAAACTTTAATCGTCGAAGAAACTCCCGTCCCAGTCGCCGAGGAGGTCACTGAGTAATGCCTACATTTCGTCATGGTAAAAATACCGTTGTTCTAATTGACCAGTATGACCTTTCAGGTTATTACAAGGAAAGCACAACATCTCGCTCAGTTGAAACTTCGGATACAACTGCTTTTGGAAATAGCGCGAAGACATACATTTCAGGATTAAAAGACGGCACCATGAATCTATCGGGAATGTTCGATGGTTCTGTAGGCGCAGTTGATGAAATCATGGCAGCAGCCCTTGGTGGCGCTGACAACAATGTGACAGTTCAACTTGAAGGAAACGTAGTTGGAACAATTGCTCACATGCTTGCTACGCAAGAAACTTCATACGAAGTAAGTTCTCCTGTAGGTGACGTAGTTTCAGTTACCAGTCAACTACAGGCTGACGGAGGGTTGGAGTCAGGTCGCGTACTTGCTCCTGCGACCGTTGTAACAACTGCAACAACGACAAATGGTACCGCTGTCGATAATGCAGCAGCAACAACAAATGGTGGAGTTGCACATGCTCATGTGACAGCAAACGCTAACAATGGCACTACAACAATCAAGGTTCAGCACTCAACCGATAACTCGACTTGGGTTGACTTGGTTACATTCACAACAGTTGCCACAACAATCAAAACTTCTCGCAGAGTTGAGGTTGCAAGTGGAACAACAGTAAACCGTTATTTGCGCTCGCAGATAACAACAGCAGGTACAGGCAGCATAACTACAACCGTCGCATTCGCAAGGAGATAATAAAAAATGCCTACATTTCGTCATGGTAAATCCGCAGTATTCAAAATCGGTACAAGTGGTACCCCGGGTACTGCTACCGCAATTTCAGATGCAGTAAGAGAAGTTACTTTCCCACGCTCAATCGAGACTGGCGAAACAACAACTTTTGGCTCAAGTGCAAAGACATACCTAGTCGGTTTGTCAGATGCAACAATTTCAATCAGTGGTGTGTTCGATGCAACATACGATGCTCAGTTGGCTGGTCTAGTTGGCGTCGATGGAGTAGCATTCGAATACGGACCATCAGGTTCAACTACTGGAATGGTTAAGTACACTGGTTCATGCGTTATGACTTCATACGAAACATCATCACCAGTTGGCGATGTCGTCACATTCACAGCGCAGTTCCAAGTATCAGGTGCAATCACTCGCGCTACATACGCATAACTAAATAACAACTAAATACAAACAACCAAGTCGTGTCCTAGAGACCTAAAGGAGATATCGTGTCCATAAGAGACCTAATTCTCGCCGTTCAAGACATTCCAACTCAAATAGTTGAAGTGCCTGAGTGGGGCGTGAAAATCGAAGTTCGTGGTATGACAGGCGCAGAGCGCACTCGTATCATGGATAAGGCAACAGCAGACGCAGGAGAGATGAATCTACAGATGATTTATCCTGAGATTGTTATTGCAACATCATTTGACCCATTAACTGGCGAGCAGGTCTTTGTTCCTGAAGACCGCGATATCTTGCTCAGTAAATCAGCAACTGCACTTGACCGTGTAGCAATGGTAGGTATGCGCCTATCAGGATTCACAAAAGAATCCGCTGATGAACTGGGAAAAGATTCCTCCGAAACGGCTTCAGAAGATTTGTCTTTGAATTAGCAGAACGATTGGGTAGGACTGTCGATGAATTACTTTACGGCAGTCCTTCCCATCGTGCTATTACAGCGAACGAATTAACTGAATGGGAAGCACTTGAACGCATCCGTATTTGGGAACAAGAACAGGCAATGAAGAAGAGAAACTAGAAGGCGGTGAAAGAATTTGGCTCAAGAGACAGTAGTAGAGGTATTAGCCAAGTTCCGTGCCGATACTGCCGAATTTAACCGACGACTCAATGAAGTCCAATCACAGTTAGAAACACTAACTAAAAAAACAAATGACACTTCATCTAGTATGCAGCAGTCATTTGGTGCAATTGGCGCAAGTCTTACAAAATTAGGTAATACTGCTGGAGTCGTCGCTGGAGTCGTAGGTGGCGCTTTAATTGCTTTTGGTGTTTCATCCTTCAACGCTGCTGCACGAGTTCAAGAATTAGATGTTGCTATAAATGCTGTGGGAAAATCAACTGGTCTTGGCTATGACGCAATCAATACTGCTGCCCTTGGAATCAAGAGCATGGGTATTGAGATGGAAACAGCCCAAAGGTCAGCATTAAAGTTTGCACAAAACAATCTCAAACTTGAGTACGCCTCTAAACTAGCAAGAGTTGCTCAAGATATGGCTGTTATCAGCGGTATGAATTCGACTGATACATATAACATGCTTACACATGCTGTTATTACTGGACGAAGCGAAGTCTTAAAGTCTGTTGGTATTCAGAAATCTGCTGGTCAGATGTATGAAGAGTTTGCTAGAAAAATTGGCAAGGCTACTAGCGCCCTTACATTCCAAGAAAAACAACAGGCAGTTGCAGAAGGCGCTCTTGCAGAAGGCGCGAAAGTATTTGGTACTTATGAAGCAGCGATGACAAGCCCGGGAAAAGTTATTCGCTCATTTGCTCGTATTACAAATGACACCAAAGTAGCAATGGGTCAAATGGTTCTTGACGGATTCGGTCCGTTAATTCTTGCTGCTTATGATGCCTATAAAGCATTTAGTAAATTAGTTGTTCCCGGTGGAGCGTTATATCCAATAATTCAGGCATTAACTGCTGTATTTACTAGCCTTACACAACCACTTACAGATGCAATTACTAAATTTACAGATTTTGCTTCAAAAATGAAACCTGTTACAACTTCTATTTCCGACATGGGTTCACAAATTGCCAAATATCTCCCAGTAATTGCTGCCCTTGGAACGGCATTTGCAACTATGGCAGGTAAAAATCTACTTGCTAATGTACCTATCTTTGGTCAACTTTTGGGAGCAATTAATCCAGTTGCTGCTGCAATAGTTGTATTAATAGCAACTGCCCCAGCAATGCGTGAAGCATTTATGAATCTTTTGAGTTCATTAAAACCTTTATTACCAATACTTGCTGAAGTTGGAAGAATTGCAGGTACTGTCGTCAACAATGCAATTTGGTTAGTTTCAGAGTCATTTAATGCTTTGGCTACTTTTATTACAAAATCAATTAAATTTGTAAAAGAAAATTCAACTGTATTTAAGATTATGGCTGGAATTGCTGCAATGTTAGCAACTGCAATTTTAGCAGTTGTAGTAGCAATGAAAGTTCACGCAGCATTTCTTGTAATTAGCCGTGGAATAATGGCTGCTTATGCAGTTGCTCAAGTTTTAATGACTGGTGGACAACTTGCATCTATTGCTTCAACAAATGGACTAGCAGCATCAATGCTTAAATTAAATGCAACTATGGCAGCCAATCCCATTGGACTCATTGTTGCTGCTATTGCTGCACTTGTTGCTGGATTTATGATTGCTTGGAACCATTCAGAAACTTTCAGAAAGATTATGATTGCCATTGGCAAGGCTGGAATTATTGCAGTTGGATATGTGATTGAATGGATTGGAAAATTAGCAAAGGCTATATTGACAGTTAATTCAGGTCCTCTTCGACTTCTCTTAAAGGGTCTTGCTCTGCTTAAAGTTCCCGGGGCGCAGACTGCGCTTGATGGAATAACTGGAGCAATTGATAATGTTGGCAAATTTTTTGATAGCACTTCTGAAAAAATTAAAAGTTACGCTGACAACTTAGATGCACTAGAAAAGAAGAGATTCAAACTTCCTGACCTCCTTGGCAGTTCATTCAAGATGCCTAAAACAAAAGAACCTACAGCAAAGAGTCCAGCAACTGGTGGCTTGGGTGGCGGTGGCGAAGACGGTGGCGGAGATGGAAGTGGTGCAGCAGCAATTTCTGCATTGCGTGAGACCCTTCAAAAGTACAACGACTTTATCAATAATGAGTTCGTTAAGGGATTCCAAAAGGATTCATCAACTGCACGAGAGACTGTTACAAAGTCACTTGATTTACTTAAAAATATATTTGATGAAAAGGCTAAGGGTCTAAAGGGAACTGCTCTCAAAAATCTTCAAGATTCTTATTGGAAGATTAATGACACTATTCGTCAATTCATCCCACAGGCTGAAGAAATTGGCGCAGCCTTTGAAGAACTTAACAAAGAAATTGAATATGCAACTAAGCGATTAGAAGAGGCAACTAAGAATCGTGCAGATGCGGTAGAACAGTTTGCCGAATTACTAAGACAGCCATTTGGTGAGCCAAGCGCAATTACAAAGGCTATGGGTTCAGCCGAGGCTACTGTTGACTCAATTATTAGCATGTATGACAACCTTGTTGCACAAATTAATAAGCGTTATGATGGAATTGACCCAACTGGCAAAAATCAATTAATTGATTTCCTTACTGCTCAGACTTCACGCTTAGTAGCACTTGCCCGTCAAAGAGTTATGGTTGCCAAGCAATTATCTGATGCACAAAATGCTTTAGATAAGGTAATGCAGGAACAAACTTCTTTTGTCGGCTCAGCCAAGTCATCAATGAAGTCTTATGCAACAGCCCTAGTTGACTTATCAAAATCTGATGCAGTCGCAACTATTGAAGTAATTAAGACAGCAAGTGGTCTTGTTATTACGCAAATGAGTAGCGCTAATAGCGGAATTGACTCAATCACAAAACAACTTCGTGAGCGGTTAAAGACTATTAAAGACTTTGCTGCAAACATTAAACAAATGATGGCTCGCGGAGTTAACAAAGATTACATTCGCCAGTTAATCGAGGCTGGTCCCGAAGCAGCAGGTGCAACTGCTGCTCTCTTGGCTAGTGCTACTGATTCTCAACTGGGTGAAATTAATTCTGTTTATGCTGAGATTGGCTCTATATCTGATTCATTTGCAATGGATATGGGAGAGACATTCTTTGGAGCAGCAGTTAAATCAGCACAGGCTCTTCGTGATGGATTCCAATCTCAATTGGACTCAATTAATTCAGAAATGGCTCTTATTGTTGCAGCAATTACAGAGGCTTTATCTCCTCTATCTGAACTTGGAACTAACCTTGGTCAAGATATTGCTCAAGGATTCCTAGATACATTAAACAAGAGAAAGACTGAATTAGTTACCCTTGCTGAAAGCATCGCAGTAGCAATCGCTGAGGCAATGAAGAATGCACTTGATGGGATTGGTGTTGTGGGCGGAGCAGTTCCAAAAATAAAAACTTCTGAAGAAATAACTGCTCCAGTTGCTCCTCTAACTCAATATGACCGACTTAATTGGGAAAAATACAATCCCGGAGTTAGTTTTAACGGTGACTTAAATCTTAGTGTCAGCACACCTGATGCTGAAACATTTGCTGATGACTTTGCTGGAATCATGTCTAAAGCACTACTTGGTAGGAGATAGATAAATGGCAATTACTACAGTAGTTCCTGACTCAACCGCTACGGGTGCCTCAAATTTTACTTTGACTGTAGCGCCTTCACTTGAGGCTGCCTTATCTGATAACTCCGACACTACCTATGCACAAAAACTCAATACTATTGTTGGAAGCGCTTCTGCATTATTAGATTTTGGTACTTTAACTGTTTTGTCAACACAACAAATTAAAAGAGTTCGAATTCGTGCTCGAGTTTTAACGCCAACAACAAGCGGTCGAGTAAATATCTATCTAGGTGCTCGCGTTAGCAATGCTAATTACTACCATTCAGCCTTAGCAATCCGTGGACAGTACGCAAGCGCTACAACATTTACTGGACCATGGCAGACATCTTCACCTGATGGAACAAGTTGGACTCAGGCTGATATTAATGGTCTTCGTGCAAAGATTACTGAATATAACGATACATCAGACCGCGCTACATTTTATGAGTTGTTTATCGATGTTGACCTTGTAACTAAGCCAACAGTTACTACGGTTACAGCGCCTTCGGGAACAATTACAACTACAGCATCTCCTGATATTACTTGGTCTTACACGGATACAGACAATGAAACACAGAGTTATTATCAGATTAAAGTTTTCTCGGCTGCTCAATATGGTGCAGGTGGATTCGACCCAATAACATCTACAGCAACATGGGATTCAGGAGAAATTGCTTCTTCAGATAACGCATCAATTGTTGGTTATCTATTACCTAACGCTACATATCGTTGCTATATCCGCGCTGCTAAAACAGTTAACAATGCTCCATTTTATAGCGATTACACATATTCAAGTTTTGTTATTAACTGCACAATACCAACGACTCCCACTCTTGTAGCATCTTGGAACTCAAGTCTTGGCTATGCAAGTTTCACAATTACTGGAGCGTCACTTCCTAGTGGTTACTCATCTCAATATTATGTAGTTGAACGAAGTATCGACTCAGGAGTAACATATTCAGTTATTCGAAATGGTTCGAATATTATTCCTGTCTCATTTGTGGGAACTGCTTCAGATTACGAAGCACCTCGAACTCTAACTGTTTACTATCGCGCTCGCGCTATCGGCATAACTACTGGCTCAGTTGAAATTCCATCAAGTTATTCAACTGTTCAACAGGTATTAATTACGAATGATTCAACATGGTGGTTTAAGGTCCCAGCAAGCCCATCACTTAATGTTGGCTCAATAAATGTACTTAATGGACTCAACGTTACAGTTGAAGAGCCTAATACAATTTTCCGTCCACTTGGAGATGACCGACCAATAGTTGTTGCTGGTAATTTGCAAGGCAAAGATGGTCGTTACACAATAACAACTGCCACTAATGCACAATTTAATACTTTCTTGCCTATTATCAATTATCAAGGAACTCTTTTAGTTCAAGACCCTCTTGGCAATCAGAAATATATTCGAATTACTGGTCGTTCTTGGAGTGAATCAACAGTTGGAACAATTGTTCGACGCACAATAGATTTGGATTATGTTGAGGTTGGTTCATAATGTATCCAGCAACCGCAACATTTAGAGCAGCAATTATTGAAAGCCATACAGTTGTTGCTAAGGCAGAGATTTGGTCAAGTGACCAAAAACTGGCAACCTTAAAAATTGCAAGCGGTTCGGTAACCGTTAGTGCAAAAAATGCAACACGAAGAACCTGTGAAGTAACTTTATCAACAGATAGAACTGCTGACAATATGGTTCCTGATAATGACTACGACCTATTGACACCTTTTGGAAACGAACTTCGTCTTTACCGTGGAATTGAATATAGTGATGGAACTCAAGAATTTATTCCTCTTGGAGTTTTTGTAATCACGGATGTGGCGATTTCAGATAGAGCAGACGGCGTTGCAATGAAAGTAAGCGGTGAAGACCGCGCTCTCATAGTCTCTCGCTCAAAATGGCTTCAGCCTTATCAAATGGTTGCTGGAACTCTTGAGGCAAGTATTACTGCATTGCTTCAAAGCCGATACAGTGATGTGCAGGTTTCATTCCCAACTACTGGAGTTTCAATTGGTCAAGTTATTTTGGGTGCAGACAAAGCCAATGACCCATGGAAAGACGCCGTACAAATTTGTGAACTTGTGGGTTATGACCTTTATTTTGATGTAACTGGCGTCGTAACAATGAAGCAATTTCCAACCCTTGATGGAGCAGTTGTTGTTGCTACATACGAAGAAGGCAATGGAACTACTATTACTGAGTTGGATAGAACTATCTCAACAAAAGAAACTTTTAATGGAGTTATCTATACAGTAACTGGAACTCAGGTATCAACCCCAATTAAAGTTACAGTATGGGATGAAGATTCAACCAGCCCAACTTACCGTTATGGAAAGTTTGGTCAAGTTCCAATTTTTATTAATTCAAGCCTTGTTAGTACAACTGCTGCTGCCACAACTGCTGCAACAAATCTGCTTTATACCTATATTGGTTCTCAAGAAACACTTAATTGGAGTTCCCTAGTTGACCCAACTTTAGATGTTCAAGATGTTGTTTATGTAAAATCAGTTGGAGCAAAGGTAAACCGTTTGGTCATTATTGATGCTTTATCAATTCCTCTTAGTCCTGACGCACAAATGAAGGCAGATGCTCGTATTGTTCGTGTAGTTGCAACAGGTGAAACTATTCAGGTAGGTGCTTAATGGATTTACATGAGATTTTTAAGCAGATAGGTGCTCAACAGCAACCTATGCAGTTGACTCAAGGAGTTGTAAGCGCAACAGCAGCGGGTAGCGTTTCAGTTAGAATTGCTGGAGCAACAGATGCGGTAACTGGGATTAAATACTTGAGTAGTTATTCACCAACAGTTAGTGATGTAGTTTTTATGCTTGTAAATGGAAACGATGTACTTATCCTCGGTAAACGGGGTTAAGGTATTATTAACCTATCGACACTTAGGAGTCACTATGAATAAGAAGCAAAAGGCGATGCTCGCCTCATACGGTCGTTCGTTCCTTGCAGCGATGACAACAACATTTATGCTCACAGGTGGAGATATCTTTGCCCTAGATGCAACTTTACTAAAGCAAATCTTGGCTGCGGGAATCGCTGCTGTTTTGCCAGTTGCCCTACGCGCTGCTAATCCAAATGACCCAGCATTCGGTAAAGTTGCAGATGCGGTTACTGAGGTAGTCGTTAAGAAAGTTACTGCTCCAGCCAAGAAAAAAGCAGTTAAGAAGGCAGCAAAGTAAATGGCAACGGCAACTCTCGTTCTCTCTAAGGCAAAGAAATTTGTCGACGAGGGTTATGCCGAGCAGGGCAATAATTTAACAATTATGGGCAAGTGGTATGGCTTAAACGGTCAACCTTGGTGTGCCATGTTTATTAGTTACTGCTTTTATCTTGCTGATTCACTTGCTTTAATTAAAGTAACAGGGAAGAAAGGATTTGCCTCCTGTGATGCTGGACTCAAAGCCTTTGCTAAGGCAGGAATGCTTGTCCCAGTCGGTCAAGCCAAACGTGGCGATATCGTCTTTTTTCAGTTCGACAATGACGCACAACCTGACCATGTTGGATTCGTTTGGTCAAACGACGGAAAGAATCTTATTTGTTTTGAGGGAAATACCAGCGGAGATAGCAAAGGCAGTCAATCAAACGGTGGAGGCACTTTCAAGAAAAAGCGCCCATACTCACTTGTCATGGCAGTTGCCCGTCCGAAATACGAAACGGAATAATCATGGCAGAACACGAAGTAACCCTCGGAGAAATCATGCGTCGCTTGGATGAGTTAAGCGAAGGCATGAAGCAACTCAACGTGTCAATTGGCGAAACTTATGTCAGACGTGATGTGTACTCTGCTGATTCACAGAAGATTTCTGTTACTTACGACCACATGATTCAGCGTTTGGAGAAGATGGAGTCTCGCTCTGAGTGGGTAGTCCGAACAATCGGAGTAATCCTTATCGGAGCAGTCATCACCGCCACGGTTTATGTCAAGGGTGCATTCGGTATTTGACATAACCAACTAGGGTGTTATATCCTCTCCATTAACGAGAGGAGCAGTACATGACAAACCCAGTACCACTAGACGAGTTTGAAATCGTCGAAGAACCACAGATTCCTGAAGCCTTTACCGTCGATGACGATTCAAAGGCTGATTGGGCTATGAGAAAACTCGCAAGATTGCGACGTAAGCAAGCCGAGAACCAAGCCATCGCTGACGCTGAAATTAAGAGGGTCACAGAATGGCTTCAAACGGTCAATAGAAGCATTGACAGCGATGCTGCATACTTCGAGGCAATAATGACTCCTTACGCGCTCCTACAGCGCTCTGAAGGTCGCAAATCGGTATCTTTACCCCACGGCACCATCAAGACAACCGCTGGGCGCCCAAAGATTGAAATTGAAAATGAGGAGAAGTTCCTCGAATGGGCTAAAGAGTCCGAAACTTCAGTTATTCGCGTCAAGACTGAAATCGACAAAAAAGCACTCAATGCTTTGATTCGTGACGATAATCAGGTAATATCAACCCAAGGTGAAATTGTTCCAGCAGTTCGAGTTATTCCTGCTGAAACTTCAGTTTCATTTGTAACCGAGTAGAGAGAGACACAATGGAAACAGAGACAAAGGCAGTACCAACAATTGCTCAATCATTGAGCGAAATCATGAAAGCAGTTGGAGCCATTGCAAAGAATGACAAGAACACTTCACAGGGATTCAATTTCCGTGGAATTGATTCAGTCGTCAATGCAGTATCTCCAGCACTTCAAAAGCACGGAGTCATCGTGGTCCCTCATGTTGAGGACTATGAATACGCAACAGTTGAAATCGGTCGAAATCGAACAGCAATGGGTCATGTGAAAGTGAAAGTCACATACACATTCATTGGTCAAGCAGGAGATGCAATTAGTGCCACGGTAGTAGGTGAGGCAATGGACTCAGGAGACAAGGCAACCGCTAAGGCGATGTCTGTAGCCTTTCGAACCGCACTCCTACAAGCCCTCTGTCTACCAACAGATGAACCCGACCCTGACTCAAACTCATATGAGCGTTCGAGTGCAACTGACGTTCTTGCTGCAAGTGCAGTTCTTACCAAAATCACAAGTGCCACAGATAATGATGCGCTCGGTGAAGTTGGAAAGTACATCACATCAAACAAAGACGGTTATTCGGCAGAGCAGTTAGAAATCTTTCGCGCAAAGTTTAAGGAAGCGCAAACTAAGTTAAACCCGCCATCACTGGGAGAGGCAACCAATGACACAGAATCCGCAGGAGTTCAATCCTGAATTACCATATAACGGCACGAGTGGCTGGTCAGGTTCTGAAACATCAGAAGCACGAGCAAGAAAGCAAGATATAGACGGAACAACTACAAAACGCCAAAAAGATGCCTTAATGTTTTTATGGGAGCAACATGAAAATGGTTGCACTTGGAAAGAACTTGCTGAGGCTTTTGGAGTTCATCACGGCTCGGCTAGTGGCGTACTGTCCGTCCTTCATTTAGCGGAAAGAATTGAACGGCTTGCGCTAACTCGCAATCGATGCAAGATTTATGTCATGCCTGAATTTGTTGCGGGTAGAGAAACCGAAAAACGTAAGCAAAAATGTTGCCCGCATTGTGGAGGTAATTTGTGAGTCTGAAGTGGATGATTAAAGTGTGGTCGGATTCGCCCTATGACGGCACCCGACTGCTCATCCACTTAGCGCTCGCAGATATCTCTCACGATGATGGTCGATTCTTTGCTTCACAGAGCAATTTGTCAAAAAAGAGCAGGTGCTCCGTTGAGTACATTCGAAAAGTAATCAACGAGATGATTGCAGATGGACATTTGCGAATTGTCTCTAAGGGAAACTCTCGAGGTAATGCAACGACGTATCAGTTGATTTGGAAAAAGTCTGCACTCCCCAACGATGTTGAGGAGAACAAAGTTATGGACGATGACATAGAACTCCCCAACTCTGATATGGACAACTCCCCAACTCTGATACCTCCACTCCCCAACTCCACTCCGTACCAACAGTCCTATACAACAGTCCTATCTACAACAAAGAGCGAAGACAAAACTGCTGTCGCAGTTCGTCCAATATCTGATGAGATTGCAAAAGTTTGGTGGGAGAAGCAAAGAGTTAAACCTCTTGGAAAAGGGGCGTGGCATTCACTGCTACAGATAACCAAGGCAGCAGTTGCAAGAGGTCACACACCTGAGCAGATTATTCAGGCACTGGATTACATCGGCACAGTTCCAACTATGCGACAGATGGATTTGATTCTTAGAGGCGCAGGAGTTCGAAAGACTAAAACTGAGACAAACGCTGACAAGGCGATGGAATTAGCAGAAAGGCTTAAAGGTGAATCCTTCTGAAGTAGCAATTCTTTTGGGAGTCGTGGGAACCTATGACCTGCGAATCCAAGTTGATGAGTTAAAAGTGCGAGCATGGTGCGAATCTCTTGATTCTGATATCCCGCTTGCTGATGCAAGAATGAGCGTCTATCGTCATTATGCAAACACGGATGTTGCAATCACTGTTAGCCATATCAATAAAGATTGGCGACTGAAAATGCAACACGAGAGGGAGCAAGAGCGTAGCCGTCAGATAGGGTTGGAGTTAGAATCCGCCTCAATGAAGAAGGCTCCGCCTGAAGTAGTTGATAAATACACGTCCGAGATTCGTTCTAAGTTGAGAGGCAAAAATGCTTCAGTGGAAAATGGTGATGGAGAAATGGCACCTGACCTATGAGGATATTCCAATTTGTCGTATGGCTATGGTATTGGCGGAGCAGACGCCGACAAAAGTATGCCCTGCTTGCATGGACGCCATCGCGGACTCGAGACTTCAATGGCTAAATCTAAACCTAATCGAGTTAGTGACGCAGTTCGAAATATAGTTTTAAGCCGTGGAAATTTTAGATGTGAAAGATGCCACGAAGATTTTTTGTGGAGTGGTGTATCAGTTCACCATAGACGTCCAAGGATGATGGGAGGCTCAAAAAACGAGTTGCTTCATCTGCCAGCAAACCTAATTGCTTTATGCGGTTCAGGTGTGACTGGATGCCATGGTTGGGTTGAGTCCAATAGATTCAAAGCAAGGGAGATGGGATTCCTGATTCTTAAAGTTGAATCAGCCGAAGATATTCCATTTCAAGATAAAAACGGCAATTGGTGGAAATTGGACAATATAGGACAAAAGGAGCGATTTGACATAAATGAGACATAATCTAACCTTCGGTTCATGGAATGCCTATGCCAGTTTGATGAATCTGACCAAACCATCTATCGCCTTGAGTTCAATGAGCGACCGTGGACAACTAATGCTGAAAGGGCTGGCAATCGCTGGGAACGAGCATCACTCACCAAGCAATGGCGCTCGGCTTTTCAACTACTGGCTAAATCTGAGAGGATACCGCCTATGGATTGGATTACCGTCACAGTTGAACCACACCAAAAGGGAGGGCGCTTACAAGACGTAGGGGCATGTAACCCAGCAGTTAAGGCAGCAATCGATGGATTAGTTGATGCAGAAGTTTTGCCCGACGATTCATCAAAGTTTGTAAAGTCAATAGTTTTTCTACCGCCTCATAACGATAGAAACTCTTTAGTAATTTATATCAGAGGCGTTAAGAAAGGAAGAAAATTTTGAACGTAGAGTTATATTTAACAACTATTGCAATAATTGCAACACTTATGTTACTGAGTGTAATTTTTGCTCCAGTTTATTTTGCTATCTATCTTTCAATCAAAGACAGACAGGCTAAAAGCGCAATTGAGTTCATGGGAAAAGTTCAAGAGATGCACAAAGAATCAAAACTAGATGAAGCAATCGAACGCATATTCGAAGAGGGAGTAAGTGAATGACTACAGTAATGGAAGCCACAGAGTTAGACGGTCGCGGGTTAACGGACCTAAAAACTATCAATGATGCGATTCGTACTCATCAAAATCAGGTAGTTGATTTACTCAAGCGTAGAAAGACTTTAATCCTACGACTTCGTAAGCAACGTATTACCTATCGTGAGATTGCAAAGACCATGGGAGTATCAGAGCAGTTGATTTACAAAATCATCAAGGATGATATTGACCGCACACCACATTACGACGAAAATGGAAAGTTGATTCGTTACCGAGGACGTCCACCAAAGCAAACACTGTAAGCCTTTATTTAGAGAGAGTCAGGTAAAAATAATGGATGCAATTGTTTTTGATGATATGTGGGTTGCTTTAGAGCGCAAAGATTCTTCATTGAGTTCGATAGTTCAACCAAGCAAAATTGTTGAAGAAGCATGTAGACCTTTTGACTTTACTCAAACTGATTTCTCTGAGTTTTTCCCATGGAAAAAACCAACACTTCCTGAAAATTGGGGTATAGGAGTTATTGTAGGAGCCAGCGGAAGCGGTAAATCCTTATTGTTGAAAGAATTCGGAGAGATTGAAGTTCCAAAATGGAAATTGGACACTTCTATTCTTGCTCACTTCGACTCCAGTGACGAGGCTGTTGATTTAATGTATGCAGTTGGCTTGTCTTCTGTTCCTACTTGGATAAAGCCATTTAATGTGTTATCAAACGGAGAGCAGTTCAGGGCTAATTTGGCTCGCTCACTTAAAGATAATCAAGTGGTAGATGAATTCACATCCGTTATAGATAGAAATGTTGCACAATCAGCCAGTAGGACTTTGAAAAAATATGTCACTGACCATAAGATTAAGAATCTTGTTTTTGCCTCTTGCCATCGAGATATTCTTGAATGGTTAGAGCCTGACTGGATTATAGATACCGATGCAGGAATGTTCGTTATCAACCCTAGGGAGTGCCTTCGGCAAAAGCCAATGGTGGCAGAAATTTACGAAGTCGAAAGAACCATGTGGCAGCATTTCAAAAAACACCACTACCTCTCTGCTGACATTTCACCCTTCTCTACCTGTTTTATCGCGGTTATCGGAGGAGTCCCAGTTGCCTTTGCTTCAGCAATCACTTTTCCAAGCGGAACTTTGAGCAACGCTTGGCGGGGGCATCGCCTTGTCACTCTTCCTGATTTTCAAGGATTGGGAGTTGGACCGAGATTATCTGATTGGGTAGCAAGTTATTTTGTTAGACAAGGAAAAAGATACTTTAGTAAAACTGCCCATCCACGCTTAGGGCTTTACCGAGAGTCATCTCCTCTTTGGAAACCAACCTCAAAAAATGGTAAATTAAGAACCGATGCAGTTTTGGCTGAAAATAAAAAAGAAAATAGATTTCAAAATTGGATTATTAGTTCGACTCGAACAGTTTTTAGCCATGAATTTATTGGAGAATAATGAAAGCCAATATCCGAGTTCAAGATGTTTCATCAGTAGCAATCTCTTCACTTGAGACTTATCCAATAAACCCACGTCGGGGAGATATCGAGGCAATTGCTGAGTCCCTCAAGGCTCATGGTCAATATCGACCTATCGTAGTTCAAAAGGGAACAAACTTTATCCTTGCTGGCAATCACACCTACAAGGCTGCCAAAAAACTTGGATGGAGGAAAATCAAAGTTACTTACATTGAGGCAGACGAGAAAACAGCCCGAAAGATAGTTCTCGCAGATAATCGTCTGACTGATATCGCTGGATACGACGAGCCGATGCTCAAAAGCCTATTAAGCGCCTTGCCTGACCTTGTTGGTACAGGGTTTACCCAATCTGATATTGAGATGCTTGACAGACTTATGGGAGGGGACGAGAAGAGTTCAATTTCCGATTCTAAGCCTTTACCTAGTGAGCCGAAGGTAAAGATAGGGGCATGGGCATTTATTATCGAGAGCGAGGCTTACAAGGCTTGGAAAGAGCAACTTTACAGTGAAGCACCGACAAAACAGAAAGCAATTAAAGCAATCAAAGAAAGACTAGGTTTCCCTGAGCGAAAGCCAGTGGAGAAAGAACCCGTCACAGAGCGCTCTGAGGTTAAATCAGGCGATGTTGAGACGGTAAGTACCAAAGAGATTCAACCTCACCCGTTGAATCCTAGAGAGGGCGATATTGGTGCAATTATTGAAAGTCTTACGCACATGGGGCAATACCGTCCAATCGTGGTCAACAAACAAACAAAGCACATCCTCTCGGGTAATCACACATATGCAGCAGCAGTTCAATTAGGGTGGGAAAAGGTTGCCGTTCACTGGGTAGATGTCGATAATGAAGAGGAGTTGAAAATCCTTATCGTTGATAATCGCACATCAGATTTAGCAAGTTACGACTCGGGGGAGTTAAACAAACTGCTAACTTCAGTGTCATATGAAGGGACAGGGTTTACCCGAGAGGATGTTGCCGATATCTTGGCTGGAGGAAAATCCAAGCCGGGGCATCAACCGATAGGACGTTCAACTATCAAGGTAGGCGAACACTCGATGAGAGTTCACACTGAAGACTTGAATGACTGGGCGAACACAATCTACGGATGGCGCGATGTTGTTGAGTTGCTGGCAATGCCAATGGAAGCATGTTCACTGGAGGAGGATGAATGAGCGATATATGCCCTAAGTGCGAAACTAAAGTGAAGTGGATGAAAAAGATGTGTGGGAAAGATAGAGTTCAAGAGTGTCGCGTATGTAAACATAGAGAACATATGAAAAACTAACCGAGGTAAAATAAACTTATGAATAAAAAAATAGGCAAGTATTGGTTTAGTTGGGGACGTAAAAGCGGATTCGGAATT